TGAAGTAATAAACTTTAATGAGTTTACTAAGACAAAGGGTAATGCATAATGGCTAAATGGAAAGACTTTTCTGTAATAAAAGAACAAGAAGTATTTGATCCAGTAGAAAGACCTGCTCACTACAATCAAGGTTGCATAGAGTTCATTGATTATATTAGACAAGTGCTAGGCTTAGAAGGATTTATTGCTTACTGCAAAGGTAACGTCACTAAGTACAACCACAGAGCTTCTTACAAAGGCAACCCTGTTGAAGATACACACAAGGCTCAGTGGTACATGAACCGTATGGTTGAGGCCATGAAGGAGAAGCATAAATGAGATGCTATCACTGTGAATCTGAGTTGATATGGGGTGGGGATGAAGATATAGTAGACGAAGAAGAGTGGTCTATGGTTACAAACCTTACCTGTCCTAGATGTCACTCAGATGTCTTAGTGTATTTACCTTGCGAGGATAGAGAAGATGACTCATAGAACATTTAGCATTTCGTTTTCTTTAAAGATAGATGAAGATAATAATATATTAGGATCACACGATGATTCACATATAGAAGACGTTTATGATTTGATTGTAGCTACTTTCTATGATATAGACGATGTAATGATTAATAATTTAATAGTGAAGGAAAAGTTATGACTATAGGATTTAGGGAGTACCAAAAGAAAGCGGCAAGTTTTGCAATCTATCCTGCAACACACAAGGTATTATACCCTGCTCTAGGTCTTTGTGGTGAGGCAGGAGAGGTAGCCGACAAAGTTAAGAAGCAAGTACGTGATAATGTTTTTAATAGGCATGAAGTAGCTAAAGAACTAGGTGATGTAATGTGGTACGTAGCTGTTCTTGCTAACGATATAGGTTATAACTTAGATGAAATAGCAGATATAAATATAGAAAAACTTACAAGCCGCCAAGACAGAAACAAA